GCAGCGCCGGCCAGCCAGAAGCAGGCCGACACGCTCACCCACGCCAACATGCGGCGGAAATTGGGCGCCAGCGGATGGTTGCGCCCGACCTCCAGCAGCACGAACACCGTGCGCCCGACCTGCATGGTGGCGTAGGCCCCCGCGAAGACCCAGGCGCGTTCAGCGAAGGCCTCGGGAATGGACGAGGACATCAGCAACGCCAGCAGCATGGTGACGAACAACAGGCTGCGGATGCGTGGCGCCTCCGGATCGAACCAGTTGCTGACCCAGCAGGCGTACTGCCAGCCCAGCCAGACCGCGAACCACAGCACCAGGGTCTGCATCACCCCGACCAGATCCAGGTGATGCAGCAGATGGTGGCTGAGCTGGGTAACCGCAAACACGTAGACGAGGTCGAAGAACAGCTCTTCGTAGGTCACGCGGGCGTGGTGGCCATCGCGCTGGCGCAGGGCAGGCAGTCGCAGTCGTGTGCTCATGGCCGTCCTTCAGCGCGCCAGGCGCCAGTACAGCAGAGCGGCCAGCAAGGCCGGCACGGCGAACACCAGCAGCAGGATCGGCAGCTCCTCCCGGACGGCGTAGCCGGCCCTGCTCACGCCCACCCACATGTTGGCCACCGTCACCAGCAGCCAGGTGGCGATGAACGCGATCAGGGCCGTGGGCAGCTGTGACTGGCCTACGCTCCACAGCCGCCCGAAGAGCAGGAACACCCCCAACAACAGCACCCCACCCACCATCACCAGAAGCACGTGCATGGTCCATCTCCTTGAGCCTGCTGGCAGGCTAGCCGCGGCCGATTCTGCGCTCCAGCCGATGATCGTGGTTTCACTTTCCAGCCTCGCCGAACAATCCCGATGTTGGGGGACTTAGAGATTGAGAACGGGGAAAAAACGGGATGAAACGGGATGAAATGGGACGAAAGCACCGTCTGGCAAGCGTTTCACCCGTCGAGTGACATCTATCGATAGATAGAGCTCGGTTTGCGAAACCAGCCCTATCTGACCCGATTGGACACCAGAAATGCAAAACGGCCGCCATCACTGGCGGCCGTTTGACTTGTGTTTAAAGGGGCTTCAACGGGCTGGCGGTCCATCGGGTGGATCGCAGATGTTCTGCAGACAGTCCTCCAGGCCCTTGAGCCTGACCAGCACCTGGTCGAGCTGCTCCTGGCTCAGATATTTGAGGGAAGGAACGCCGAGGCGGAGCAGATCCCGTTCAACTTCCCGCTGCCAACCGTAGCGGGCGGCGAGATCCTGGATCTCATAGCGCGCGCGAGCGCGACGCAGATGCACTGGCATTGCCAGCACCGGGTCCGAAAGCCTTGTCTCCCAATGATTCCGAGGGATCGCGTCCCGCAGAATCGCCCTCAATCTACCTACCAGTTGCCGCTGTTCCTGCATCCTTTGCCCCTGTAACGATCATCCCGACTGTCTGCCGGGCAAACGGCCTTACGTCCGCTTCCGGCAGTCCCTTTTCCAGCAGCTGAGCCAGCAGAACAAGCGCCTCGCCATACTGGGCCGGGGCCAGTGCAGCATCCGCGTCATCAAGCGCCTCCTGGAGCAGTTGCGCGGCGATCTTCACAGACGACTGGCTCACTACCTGAGACTGCCGCAAGTCATTGTTTTGACGCGGAATCGTGCCGGAATCCAGGCGTTCATCGCCTGAGCCCGTCAGCAGCCAATTGGCGTTCCAGCCGCGCCGGACAAGTGCGCCCAGCCCATCCGACCCGATCTCTCTGACGCCCCGCTCCCAGCGGCTGTACGTGGTCTTTGACACCCCCAATGCATGCGCCATTTCCGCCTGGGTTATCTGCGCCCGAACGGAAACGAGTCGCGCGCCAATTTGCGCCCATTCGGACTTCGCACTTTCATCGGGTGAAGCGCGAAAGGCTGCGGACGTGTCATTCATGGTTTCGCACTTCCCGTAAGTGTCTGTTTGTAAAGCTAAAAATCATTACGTTTTCCGTATGGGCGCAAAAAGGGAAGTGCGAAGTCCGATTGGACGTTGACACGCGTCCATTTGGACGTATGATCTGCGCCGTAGACATCACTCAACGGACAGATACGAAGTGTCAGCAACGACTACCCCGAGAAAAGCCAGTCCCGCCAAGGACTGGCATCCCGCCGATGTCGTAGCGGCGCTGCATCGCAAGGAAATCTCCCTGCGGCAGCTCGCACTACTGAACGGCTACACCAACGCTAACAGCCTCAATACAGCACTCCGCCGGCCGTACCCGCAGGCGGAGGCGCTGATCGCCGAGGCCCTTGGAAAGAAGCCCCAGGCCATCTGGCCCACCCGATACGACGCCGACGGTAAGCCGAACCGTGGCCCAGGGGGCCGCAAACCGCTGCTGCCCCCCGATGCAAAGCCTAGCAGCCTGCGGACAGGCCGCAATCCACAAATTGGCGCCCCGCAATGAACAGCGCCTCTATCTACCGCTTCCCCCCGGCGCACAGGCGCCCCCACCGAGCAGGAGACGCAAGGATGAATCGTCAGCCCAGCCAGCCCTATGACTTCTTCTTGACCCCACGCCCCTCGGCGCCGGTCAACGGCACCATGGATTACCGCAAGTCCGTCAGCATGCTGGTCGGCCAGATGCTGGAGGCCGCGCACGCAGCAGGTCTGGATCGGCACGAAGTAGCCGCACGCGCCAGTCGCCTGACTGGCCAGAACGTATCCAAGGCGATGCTCGACGGCTACACCGCGCCCAGCCGTGAAACGTTCAACATTCCGCTGTGGGTTGCCCCCGTGCTGGAAGTGATCTGCGGCGGGACGCTGCTCGCTGAGTGGCAGGCCCAGGTCATCGGTGGCCAGCTGCTGCTGGGCGCCGAAACCTTGGACGTTGAAATCGGCCGCGCCCACCGTGAGCGTGTGGTCGCAAGCCAGCGCCTGCGCCAGCTGCACCGCCTGAGCGTGAGGGCATCCTAATGGCGGACGGCAACATGTCCCCCCGTTCGATGCTGGACCTGGCCACCTTGGCCAGCAGCCTGGGCAAGACCAAGCGAGCCGTCGAGATCCGCGCAAAGCGTGAAGGCTGGGCGTTTGAGGAAAAGGCCACTCGCGGTGGTCGTCGCCGACTGTATGCCGTTGATGCGCTACCGCCAGACGTACAGGCCGCAGCTGTCATCGCGGGTCAGGTCAGCGAGACGCCGCAGCGGGCCGTGGCGGTTCGCCAGGCCAACGTCGATTCCATCGCGTCCGCATGGAAGCGCTACGAGGCCGTCCCGCAGCATTTGAAGGACGAAGCCGCACGCCGCCTGCGCGCCCTGCAGGCCGTTGAGGCGCTGCAGGCTGCGGGCCATCCTTTGATGGCAGCGCGTCAGATCGTCGCCAGCCAGATGCAGCGCGACCAAGTCGGCGGCGTGAGCGTGGCCAGCCTGGGTCGCTGGGCCGCGCTGGTGGCCAAAGCAGAGAAGCAGCACCGCCTGGCGCTGTTGGTGCCGGCATACGCCGCGACCAAGGCCAAGGCCGAGATTCACGCCGAGGCCTGGGATCTGTTCAAGGCCGACTATCTGCGGGTCGAGGCTCCGAGTGCGCAAAGCTGCTATGACCGGCTGCAGCGCATCGCCGCCACCAAGGATTGGCCCGCACTTCCGTGCGCCAAGACTTTCATCCGCCGTGTTGAGGCAGAACTGCCGCGCGCCGTCCTGGTGATGGCCCGCGAAGGCCAGGAGCGATTCAATCAGACGTTCCCGGCCCAGGAGCGCGACCGCAGCGTGTTCCACGCGCTGGAGGCAGTGAACAGCGACGGCCACAAGTTCGACGTGTTCGCACGTTGGCCGGACGGCACGGTTGCGCGCCCCATCATGGTGGGTGTCCAGGATCTCTACAGCGGCAAACTGCTGGGCTACCGCATCGCCGAAACCGAGTCGTCGGACCTTGCGCGCTTCGCGTTCCGTGACGTGATCGAGCGCTACGGCATTCCCGGCAAGGTCTGGCTGGATAACGGTCGCGGCTTCGCATCCAAGATGCTGACCGGCGGCACCGCAAATCGCTTCCGATTCAAGGTGAAAGAAGACGATCCGACCGGCCTCCTGACGGCAATGGGCTGCGAGATCCACTGGGCAACGCCGTATCACGGCCAGGCCAAGCCCATCGAGCGCGCCTGGCGTGACCTGTGCGACCGCGTTGCCAAGCACCCGGCATTCGCTGGCGCCTACACGGGTAACAAGCCCGACGCAAAGCCCGAGAACTACGGCAGCAAGGCCATTCCGCTGGATGAGTTCGTGCGTGTCCTGAATGAGGAAATCGCGGCCCACAACGCTCGCGAGGGCCGGCGCACTCGCACTGCTGCAGGCCGGAGCTTTGATTCCGCGTTTGAGTCCAGCTATGCGCAGTCCACGATCCGCAAGGCATCGCCTGAGCAGCTGCGGGAAATGCTCCTGTCCACGGACGTGGTCACCTGTGACCGCCGTGATAGCAGCGTTCGTCTGTCCGGCAATCGGTACTGGAGCGACGCCATCGCCCCGTTTGCAGGTCAAAAGGTGATGCTTCGCTTTGATCCCGAGCATCTGCACCAGGCTGTGCATGCGTACACCTTGGCCAACGTCTACATCGGCCAGCTGGACTGCATCGCCGCCGTTGGCTTCGCCGATACAGGCGCCGCCCGTGAACACGCCAGGGCAAAGAAGCAATACCGCCAGGCAACACGTAAGCAGCTGGACGCGGAGCGCCGGATGGAAGCGGCCAGCGTGGCCAACCAGCTGCCGTCGCCGCTGCCCGAATCGCTGCCGCCTGCAGGCGTGATCGCGCCGCTGTTCGGTCGTCGGCAGCCGCCGCGCGTACAGGAAGCCGAGCCCGCCGAACGGCTGCGCACCGGCACCGACGACAACGAAAGCGCGTTCGTGTCGCTGATGGATCGCATGCAGGCCCAGCAGCGCCGGAACAGCCTGTGGACCACGCCTGACGGGGAAGCCTGATGCAAAGCAACCCCGCCACCGGCTACCAGCGTCGGCAGGCCTACCTCCAGCGCATACGCAATGAAGGTTCGCACCCACTTCGCCACCAGGCACAAGCCCGTTTCAGATCCGGCGTAGACACCCGGACCAACCCGAAAGCGACAGCAGCAGGCGGTGGCATCGCCCGCCGCAGATCGAAGCTCGCCGCCCTCAAACGTCCGCCCCTTCCACCCGTTGCCCCGCTGCACCCGCACCAATCCAAGGAACCCAACACGATGAATCTGGCCGTCACCCCGATCACCCCCGAAGAATTGTCACCGGAGCAGCTCGCCGATCTGCGCGACCGTCTGCGCATCACCCTGGAAGAGGACAAGAACCTGAGCCAGGCCCGCTTGGCAAAGGAATCGGACATCAGCAGCGCCACGCTGTCGCAGTTCTTGGGCGGCACCTATGCGGGCAACCAGCAAAACGTGGCTCGCAAGCTGGCCGGTTGGCTCAATGTCCGCGATGAGCGCATCAGCAACGGCAAGCTGCCCGAAGGCCCCGAGTTCGTCACCACGCCGACCAGCGAGAAGCTGCGCGCTGTCCTTCAGTACGCCCACATGGCAGGCGACATTGCAGTGATCGCTGGCGGCGCGGGCCTGGGCAAGACCGTCACGAACAAGCGCTATGCAGCCGTGAGCCCGAACGTCTGGCACGTCGAATTGACCCCGGCCACTGGCGGCGTGCTTACCTGCCTGCAGGAGATTGCCGCAGTCATGGGCCTGCGCGACCTGGTTAACTCCGCCGCCTACATCCAGCGGGCCATCTTCCAGAAGGTGCGCAACACCAGCGGCCTGCTGATCCTGGATGAAGCACAGCACCTGACCGTGCAGGCGCTGGACATGGTCCGCGCCATCAACGATCAGACCAGCATCGGCCTTGTGCTGTGTGGCAATGATCGTGTCATCACGCAGATGACGGGCGGCAATCGCGCTCCGTTCCTTGATCGCCTGTATAGCCGGGTCGGCAAGCGACTGGTCATTCACAAGGTGGTCAAGGGTGACGCCGACGCGATCATTGACGCCTGGAACATCGCCGATGCCGGTTGCCGCGATCAGATCCGGCAGATTGCCGACCTTCCGGGCGCACTCCGCGTCCTGAACAAGGTGCTGCGCCTTGCCTCGATCTACTCGCAGGCCAAGAACGAGCGGATCTGCTGCGAGTCCATCCGCTACGCGGCCAAAGAACTGGGCGTGCTGGTGTGACCACGTCCATTTCCCATCTCACGGCCGACCTGGTGTCGGCTGTGGGCGGCATCGCCAGGCTGGCATCACCGGATGCACTGCCGGCGCGCTGCCTGATCGTCCAGCGCTGCTATGCGCTGGCCACCCCATTCGATTCGCTGACCATCGGCCAGTTGCTGCAGTGGAGCAATGAAGCCATCGCAAGCGCCGCTCAAACGGCACCAATCGACAACCAGGAGCGTCTCCCGTGACCACCACCGACAAGAACCGCACCGCCATCCAGCACCAGCTGACCGCCGCGCTGGAGGCCATCAATGCCCTGGCCGACAAGGGCCTCACGGCTCGTTCCGTCTCGATCACTGGCGCTCGGCCCGTGATCGTGATCGACCGCCCGCGCGGCGATTCGCTGGTGGGCGCCCAGCACATCCGCGAGCGCAAGGGCCAGCTGGTGACCCGCACGAAGATGGCGACCCCATTCCACGGCTGCCAGGTGGAGTGGGACGTGTGCCAATCCACCCCCACCAGTGGGCTGCATTGAGCAAGACACCATGACGAAGCATGTTCCGTTTCCCAAGTCGCTGCAGCAGCTGCTGCAGCGAATCCTGGAGGCAATCGACCAGGCAGGCGGCTGCATGACGCGCGTCCAGCTGGCCACCACCCTGCACGATGCGCGCCCGCTGGACATCGACGACACCCTGGAGGAGCTGATCGACCGAAACCAGGTCGAACGCCAAGGCAATGATCCGCAGATGCTCTGGTTGGTCCGTGGCTCCACGGGCACCGAGTTTTCTGCCGTGCCGGAGCCCGCGCCGGCCGGTTGCGAGCGGTCACTGCACAACGCCCGAGCGCTCGCCGTGGATCGACGCCTGGAAGCCATTGCCAAGGACGTTCTGGAAACGGCACTGGATGCCCGCGCTGCCGGGCTGCCAGCGCCCCTGCTGCGACTGCTGATGCAGTGCGATGGCGCCCTCAGCGAAGCCCGTAACCACCTCACCCCCTGATGAACAAGGAAACCCCACCCATGCAAGCGAACGCGATTCCCGAAGGCTACCGACAAGACGCCAAGGGGCACCTGGTCCCGGAACAGCACATCAAGGAAATCGACAAGCTGCGCGATGAGCTGGTGCAGGAGCTCGCTGAGCGCGCCCAGGATCTGCACAAGCGCATGGCCGACTTCAAGCGCCATGCCTTCAACAGCATTGCCGCGTTCGTGTCCCTGAGCGCAGAGCAGTACCGCGTCCACATCGGCGGCAAGAAGGGCAACGTCACGCTGGTGGCCTACGATGGCCGATACAAGGTGATCCGCCAGTTCCAGGAGACGATCAAGTTTGACGAACGTCTGCTGGCTGCCAAGGCACTCATCGACCAGTGTCTGGCAGAGTGGACCGAAGGCGCACGCACCGAGATCCGCACCATCATCAACGATGCGTTCCGTGTCGATCAGCAGGGCAACATCCGCACCGGGCAGGTGCTACAGCTGCGGCGTCTGGAGATTAACGATCCGCGCTGGCAGGAAGCCATGCGCGCCATTGGCGAAGCTGTCCAGGTCATGGGGAGCAAGTCCTACGTCCGCGTGTACCAGCGGGACAACGATGGCGCCTATCAGCCCATCACCCTCGACCTGTCGGCGGTGGCACTGTGACCGCCCGCGTTCCTTCCGAGCTCGCCGAGCTGGCACTGGCTGTGGCGGATGCGACCGTGCGCGCTGACATCGAGATGTTTGCCCGTCAGCAGGACATCGAAGGCTTGATTTTCTATGACCTGAGCTGCGCCGACGATCCGCGCTCTCCAGAGGCCATGGGGTACATCCAGCGGGCGGCCGCTTACATCGAGGCCCGTGGTGACGTGTTCCCCTGGCGCCTGGTGCGCCACATCAGCGCCCCGAGCCTCGTTTGCTTCCGCGATAAGGAGCCTCGCGATGTCGGCGCATAAGAAGTCACCGCTGAGCAAAGAACAATGGGCGGAAGTCGAGAAGGCACTTGCGACGCCCTACGGCGGTGACGTGGAGTTGATCGCCGATGAACATCGGCTGGTGATCCAGGTAAGGCAGATCAAGACGCTGCGATACGCAGTTATCGTGTTCGTTGATGGGGAGATAAAGCAGGGGTACATGCAGGAAAGCAGCCCCATCGGCGCCAAGTTCTACCGCCCCCGTAAATTCTGCCTCTACAGCAGGGCTCAGCAAGCGCGGATGGTCAAGAGCCTGGGCAAGCGTCGCACTGCCACTATGGTCAAGCAGGGAACCGGAACGATCTACGATCCGGGCTGGCCTTCGGCAGCAGCTCTGCGTCGTCACCTCAGCCGCACCTGCACAAGCATCGAGCTGATCCGCGCTGGATGGTCAGCACGGGTGCCGGAGGGTCACCTATGAAGTCGGCAACCGACCCCCTGCGCCGCGCACAGATCGCCAAGATCAAGGTTGCGCAGAAGGAGCTCGGCATGGATGAGGCGAGCTATCGCGCGCTCTTGCAGCGCGTGACAGGCAAGCAGTCATCCACGCAAATGTCGCCGAGCGAGCGCGATGCGGTGCTGGCTGAGCTGACCAGGCTTGGCTGGAAGGCAAAGCCGGGCAAGCCGCACCCTGACCGCCCGAAGAACACCGACCAGGTTCCGATGCTGCGAAAGGTGGAGGCGCTGCTGGCCAGCGCCAAACGTCCCTGGAGCTACGCGCATGCAATGTCAGTGCGCATGTTTCAGGTGGACCGCCTGGAGTTTCTCAAGCATGACCAGCTGCACAGCCTGATTGCTGCGCTACAGATCGACTGCAACCGGAGGGAAGGATGAGCAATACCGTAAGCGACGCCGAGCGGGAACAAGAGCGACAGAAGGCAACCGGCGAAGCCCTGCGCGTAACCTTCGAGCGCATCAAGACGCTCCCACCGCCGCAGGTGATTCAGTATCTGACCAGCGTTGTGCTGGTCGGAATCGAGCTGCTGCGCGCCAATGGACGAGAGGATGCGTATGTAAGGGAATTTCTGGAGGGAGCCCTGGGTAGCCTGGATGCCCCGCCCATCTTCACGTTGAAGGATCTGCGGACGCACTGATGAGAGCCACCTGTCCCGATTGTGGCTGCCAGGGCCACATCAATGCGTTTCTCCTGGAGGAGGAAGGCAAGCGCCTGGCAGTAACCGTGGCGGCAATGCCGCCCGAGCTTGGCCGAGCGGTGCTGGCCTACCTGGGCCTGTTTAAACCGGCCAAACAGGGCCTGCGAATGGGGCGCGCGGTGAAGCTCGCCCAGGAAGTCGCCGACCTGGTCGCCTCTGGCACGGTCTGCAAGGACGAACGCGGCGGCATCCGCCGCCCGGCGCAGGTTCGTCACTGGGTGGCAGGCATCGATCAGATGCTGGTGGCTCGGCCGAACCTGACCCTCCCGCTGGAGTCGCACGGCTACCTGCGCGCGGTTGTGTTCGGCCTGGCCGACCAGGCCGATGCGGCCGCTGAGCGCGAACGAGAGGAACACGCCCGCGCAGGCCGG